TTGTGCCGCCTGCATTGCTTGCCTGAACGACTGCCGTAGACGCATCTACCGTGAGGCCGTCGCTTACAACACTCCCCGTTACGTCAATGCCTGAGCTATTAACAGCTACTCTTGTCGCGTTGTCTGCATAAAGAGACAAAGTGTTGGTGCTATGGTTGTATTCAACTGCGCCTATGTAGTTATCTAAGTCATCACCAAAACGCAAACTTCCAGTATTAGTACCGTTGGTGCTGTCAATTCTAATGCCACCACCGTCTCCGCTATGATTTATAATAACTTGGTCTGTAACATCGACAGTCAAACCATCAGCAGAAATACTGCCAGTTACGTCGATACCTGAACTCGTCGTCGCGATTTTAGCTGACCCGTCGTAGTACAGAGTAGCCGCACCGTTTTCAGCAAAACGCGCCATGTTTTCAGTATTAGCAGCGTTGTTGATAATTAATTGGTTAGACGCTAAATATAAATTACCCGTACCAACGGTGTCATTTATGTAACTGTTTGACCCGTCGTGATAGATACGCAAATCCGGGCCATTCCCGAAGATAGCCTTGTCATTATCAGCAAACAGAATGTCATTGCCGTTAGACTCAAGATCACCACCAAGCTGTGGCGTAGTGTCTTCTACAAGTTCATTAGTAGCGGCAACAGTAGTATCTACATATGCCTTGATTGATTGTTGTGTAGCCAATGCAGTCGCACTGTTACTAGCCATGTCGTCTTGGTCAAGGATGTCTGTGACTGTAACTGCGCCTGTGCCTGATAGACCGTCAAACTCTACGTTACCGTTGACAGTAACAGCGGCAAAGGTTGGTGAGTCAGTAGTAGCTACGCCTTGGTTCAAAGCTTTGACTGAGGCTTCGCTAGTCAACTCTGAGTCCATCAAAGCACCAGCGGCTGTAACGTTAGCTGTGTCTGTTACGTCTGCTAAGGCTTCTATGCCGTCAAGCTTACTGTGATCTGCATCAGTAAAGACGTTAGAGTCAGTAGCGGACTCAACCAGTGTACGAATCTCTGCGGCTGTTTGGTCAGCAGTAGCACCGGACTCAATGCCGTCCAGCTTAGTACCGTCAGTAGCTACGTCACGTCCGTCTACAGTACCGCCTACAGTAATGTTACCTGTAGCAGAAACAGTAGTAGCAGAGACAGCGGCAGGAGTAGTGCCACCAATGACAGTACCGTCGATAGTACCGCCATCAATGTCAGGAGAAGTAAGCGTCTTATTGGTAAGTGTCTGCGTACCAGTCAGTGTGGCAACGGTAGAGTCAATAGCAAAAGTAACTTCGTTTAGCGCACCAGACGTATCAATACCTGTGCCGCCTGTGAAAGTCATGGTTTCGCTGTCTAGGTCAATGCTTAACGCACCACCAGTATCAGCTTGGAAGTCAAAATCCTGAGCAGTTACCTGAGCATCAACGTAAGCTTTTACGGACTGCTGTGTAACGAGGGCTGTATCACTATCTGAAGACATATCATCTTCATCAAGAATAGTTGTAACTGTTGAGCCAGAAGTTAGTGTAAGGCTATCAACGTTAGCAGTCCCATCAATATAAAGGTCTTTAAACTGGAGTGAGGCAGTACCCAGATCAATATCATTAGTAGTAACGGGAACAATGGAACCATCTTGAATGCGAATCTGTTCAACCGCTGCACTAGAGACTTTGACATAAAAACCCCAACGGTTATTAGTGCTGTCTACTTCAATCTTATTTAAAAAATCTAGGTCACCAATTTTAAAGATGTTACCGCCTTGACCAGCTGAGCCGTCGTGACGGTGACCAGTAGAAGACGCTGAAGTGCTTGAATACGTAAAAGCATTGACTAACTGGTTGTACTCGTCATTAAACAACGAAGCTGTGATAGTATCGCCATCATTAAACGAACTTTGTCGAGTGTAATTCTGAGCCATATTTATCTCCTACCTGATGGCATATAATCTATATAAAGGCCATTAATTGCGTATGGCGCTTTAACATCTTCGCTTCTAATTCTAAAACTAATTGTGTTGCCACTGCCTTCTACAGGCTGTCTAAACATTGGATCATTAGCAGCACCAAAAGTAGCTGTACCAAATGCTGCAGAGCCAAAAATAGCTGGAAGTGGTATAGAATCTAGCGTATAATCTTGTGGCTGTGGAATATTTGGATCTTCGTAATCAAATCGCATTCTTAGTGTAGGCTGACACTCGCCTTCAGGCGATACAGAAATACGCACATATTTAATTGTTTTTCTTGTGCCTATATCACCAAAATCAAAGTTAGGCGTTTGATATTCTGAAACAATTCGCGTTTCTATTCCTTCAGGATTAAAAGCGTTTCCTGTGTCATGATTATAAATATATCCGTCTTTATCACCATGAAAAGCTTTTTCAATTCCATTTACATCAAAACCTGTTGTAAGTCCCATTGCTTGAATGCCAAGCGTTTCAGCCCACTCAAAGCCATTAGCAGTAAATGTACCGATAATGCCTTTAGAGACATTTGAGCCTAAAGTTTTATCTGTATAAAATAAACGATACTGAGACTTAGATCGTAATACACAGCTATCAATAGTAAACGTGTTAATTGAGTTTGCAATGTCTCCGATAATGCTTTGAATTTGTCGAGACACAGAACTTAACTCAACGTCACCAATACGGGCTGTACCCGCAACAGTACGAATTCCATCAGGACTCAAGAACAAAAGGTCACCACCAATTTCTTGAATACTATACCCCGATAAACAACCTACGTTTTCTGTAATAGGGTCGATGCGAATATTATTAGGATCATTAATATTTATAAGTTTGTGAATGCTATTCTTAGCAAACACAATCAAATCAGTACGGAATCCACGAATACCTTGAATCTGATCTGATATAACTACTGAGCCAGCACCAGTACCCGTAAAGTTATCAGGGTCATTGTAAACACTGTAGTAAACTGTATTTAAATTGTTTTCTACACCTGCTGCAATAAGATGGTGGTCGTGGTTGGTTATGTATTTAACGCCATTGGTTCCATCTACTGTAATTTCATATGCAAAAAATGTACGAGTTGTAAGCGCACCAGTGCCTTCCATACGAAACGAATAAAGCTTGTTAGCGCCATCTGCAATAATTAATTCGCCATAGTCATATGTAGCGCCTTCAAAAAGTGCAAATGAACATTGGCCCTGTCCAGTTCTAGCAAGTGTCGTTCGTCCTGTAAAAGTGGTATAATCATCGCCGCCGTTAGCTACAGAACTTTTATTAATTTGTATCCACGTTGAACCATCAATGCTAAAATGTATATCAGTACCTGAACAGACAATTACACCATCGCCATATACAGAAATGCCCAGCACGTCTTCATCACTATTGGGACGTGTGTCGCCAAACTGCGTAAAGCCGTTGATACGTCGATAGCCTCCATCAGGATCTACCTCAAAGTTTCTAAGCTTAGTAGCAAGGCCGGGCTGTCGAAGCATTTCAAGCTGGTTGAGATTAGTGTTTAAACCACCTCTACATGAAATGCCAAAAGGCTGAGACATTTATACAAACCTCACACGATCTGTTGACATATAATCAGGCGTTGAAGACATCAGATTAGATTTCATAAGTCGTAGTCCACGCTTATAATCTTCTAATGCAAATGCTGCAGCCTGTGAACTTTCTTTAAACTGATGAACATAGTATCTAGCTCTAGCAAGCAACACAGGCTTGTAAATATTTGGGAATACAATTTCATCCCCGTGTCCACTTAATTCTGTTGGCAAATTATATGCGTAGAAGTACACACGATAAACTTTGTCTGGGATTGGACTTAAACCGAATTTACGATTATCAGGACTAATAATAACTCTGCGAGGCTCTCCATGATTTTGAGTATCTGCATCGTCTGCATTTTCTGCTGTACGTGCAAAATCTTTCCATTCTTCTGTAGTAGTAAATGAAAGATTTTTACTAACATATGGGGCTGATTCGCCGTCTACGCCAATAGTCGTTAGGTAAAAATTATCCCAATCAATATAACCGTAGTCTGTTGTTAAACTAGACGACGTAGGCTTTAACAAATACCAGCGTGTGCCTGCAACTGTATCAACATACGTGTTGCCATAAAAAGGATCTGTAGAACCGCTTGTATCTACAGCAAGAAAAGGCCATTGAGGTTCTTCATTAACAATATCAAGGTATGCTCTGTTTACACAGTCTTTGATATGTTGCTGAACTCCAATAGCCCCAGCAAACGTAGCTGATGTAAGAGCTACTTCGTTTAACTCTCGCAACAACTCGTTTGTAATTTCAAGATAAGTAGCAGCCATTATTTCTTATGAACCTTTTGAATTTCAAAGTTAGCTTCTTTTGAAGCACCTTTGTGGGGTTTGTAGCCATCTCTAGGATCTTTCATGAGCTTATATTCTTTGCCCTTTTTCATCCAGTGATAGCCTTCAGGAGCTTTGACTTTCATTTTAGTTGGGCATACAAGTACGCATAGCGCCTTTCATTACTTTGCCACCGTCTTTGTATTCTCGACGTGCAGCAGCATTTCCGTCTTTTTTAGTTTTGCCGCCTTTACCATAGCCCATACGCTTATCTTTTTTCATCATCATCTTTTTTTCTCCCGAAAATACGATCATAATTTTCATCGTATTTCTTTTTGTTCTCGCTTTTTAAATACTGACCGCTAACTTTAACTGTTCGTTTAGCGCTCATACGAATAGGGTTTTGTTCGCTTCCAATCTGAGGCATAGTAGAAAAGGGGGAGTATTTCATCCCCCACTCCATTTTTAGTCGATGCCGTAGAAGGCAGAGACAAGTGCTTCAGGACGAAGAACCTTAGCGCCATAGACGTGAAGGCCTCGTACAATATCACCAAAGCTTGCAGGGTCACGAATGACCTCAGTGTTGATGATAGTCTGAGCAGTACATGTTGATGAAATGTGACCAGCAAGACACTTACCAGCTGCATTAGTAGTAGCTGCAATGTTATTGGTCTTATACATATCAAAGCCACGTAGCTTACCAGAAGAAACCAAACCATTACGGATTGAGCCTTGTCCAGCGTTAAAGTCTACGTTGATGAGCTTTGAAGAACTCTTAACGAGTTGCTCATAAAACTCTGGGTTAGCAAGGAACCAACGGCCTTCTTCAGGGACATTTTGCTCGTCAAGAAGACGTGCCATGTGTGAAAGAACGTCGATTGGATCATGCTCACCTGAGTCATAACCAATGTCAAGGTTACCAGCACCGTCAAAAGTACCAGCCGCAAGATCAGTTGCACTGTCTGAACCAAGAATGTGGTTAGGTGAAGAAGCGGGTACGCCAGCAAACATAGAAGCAATTACGCCTGTGTCAAATGCGTCACGCAATGCGTAAGCAGCTGAAGACGAAGCTACTTCTTTAAAGTTAACGTGAGACATTGAAGTTTCGATGTCATCAACGATGAACTTGAATGCGTTTGCCTTATCAACAACAAGGTTTACTTCAGTGTCAGTCAACTCTGTTTGAGTTACTGTACCACCACGCTGATATTCATCAACAGTGATTACTGGTTCTTTGATGATGCGTACTGAATCACCGTAAGCTGAAATCTCACCAGCATAATCAGTGTTAGTAATTGCTTCTGCAACAGATGCCTTACGGAAGAAGTTAAGTACCTTCTTGGAATAGACTTCTGGAAGAAAGTTAAAATTACCAGCGGTGTTAAAGTTACCAGCCGCTGCGCCGTCAAAGTTGGGATTAGATGTGTTACTAGCCATTGTAAAAATCTCCTAAAATAAAAAACAAAGTTATTTAACTACTCTGCCTTCCATGATGGCTTGATCTATTTCCTGTTCGTAGCGATCATAGTCATCCATAGACAGGGCAGCTATTTCCCGTCGTGTCCAGATTTTAGGCTGCTTAGTGTCTACAGTAGTTGTTTTTGTAGATACCATGTCTGCAGCATTCTGTCTAGACTTTTGGCGACTTGACTGAGTTTTGGGCTGTTGATTAATGTTCAAGCCCATTTCCATTTTATAAAAGTCAATTGCACGACTTGCTAGTCCAACATTGTCTGGGTTATTATAGATCCAGTTCTGAATTTCTTCAGGCTGGTTTTTAGCCCAATCATGAAACCCGTCATCTCCACGAATATCTTCAAAGTCAGGATGCCGCTCCCGCAACTTAGTTTCAGCTTCACGTCGTGCGATCATTGCTTCTCGCTCTTCGATAACTTGCATCTTTTGTTGAAGGGCTTGTACTTCTTTCTGGCTTCGTAGATGTGCAACAGATTCTACGGTTTCATACAAATCAGGATATGCAGTTCGGAACTGTTCAAGTTCTTCTTCAGACTTCGGAGGTTGATATGATGGTTGAGCACTTTGTGCTTGTGCCAACAACTCTTGCTCTTTTTGTTTGAATTCTGCTATCTTTTCATCGTAATGTTTTTTTAGGTCGTCATACCTTTTTTTGTAGTTAGTTCCGTTTTGTTTTTGAGGGGCCGTATTTTGGGTAGCCTCATCAGAACCTTCTTCAAAAAATAGACCTTCTGCTGATCCTTGCTTTGCCTTTGGCTCCTCGTGCCAAGGCTTGCGAGCATTATATGGATTAGCTTGTGGTTCTTGTTCTACTTCAGTCATGTCTTTCTCCTTTTCGGGGCTTGTTTCTTAGTGAGGTGGCCGAATACACGGGGTCTCAACATTACAAGGTGGCCTAAAAGTTATAAATATGATAAGGGGCTAAAAACTTCTTAGGTAGCCTTATCGTCTCATTAAGCTAGGAATGCGATTGGCATCGAGCATTTGCTCCTCGATCTGCTCGTCACTCATAGCTTGGTCTGGCAAGTCAGCTTTTTCATCTTGTGTTGGGTCGTTCATGATTCCGCCAACTGCCTTATTCTGTCGTTCAAATTGTTCTTCAGCGTCTTTCATCATTTTTTCTAGTTTTTCTACGCCGATAACATCTACTGCTTTTTTGGTGAATACAAACTCACCGTCTGATAGTCGTGCAGGTATTTCATCTGATGTGCCTGTTCCGGGACCATCAACCTCACCTGCGCCTGTAAACTCTGCAGAAGATAGGACAATCTTGTCAAACAATTCACTAAGTCTGTTATCAGCTTCTAGTGCTTTGTTGACGTATTCCATTTCATCATCTGATAATGTTTCGTCCATAACGTATGAAACATAATCTTCTTCCATTTCTGCATCAGGCTTCATGCCTTCTACAGGAATTAATAATCCAATTGCTCCGCCATGTGCTTTCATTTGACGTGGACCTAAACGATCTAAGAAATTATTAAAATTGCCAAAAATTTCATAATCTTCTTTCTTGACATTTCCTACAAACTCACGAAGATCTTGAGGCTTTAAAGAATCTGCATATTCATAAATATTTCTTTCGCTACCAAAAAGCTCTAGTTGTTGCGCAGCTTCTTTTGGAGCCATGCCACGCATCATTTCAACCATGTCGTCTACTGGTGCTTCAGCAGCCCCTAGCATTGCTTGTTCTTCTTGAGGCATACGTGCCATCAAATAATCAAACTCATCGTCTTCTAATTCATCTAAAAAGTTTGGATTAATATCAAGTTCTTCTTGAACAGCTTCTGCAACTTTAGCTTTATCGGCCATGTCAAGCTTTTTTGCTGTAGCTTTTTTACCTAAAATAGAAGCCATTAAATCTACAATTATACCGCCTTTGCCTTTAGCTTGGCGCTTTAGTTCTGTTGTATATTGTCTACCATCAAATTCAAAAGTATCTTCACCTGCTTTAAACGCAGCACTAAAAGCTTTTTCAAATTCTGAAGCTTCTTTTTCATTTACAGGAGGCTTATCATTTATCATGTTCCAAGATGACATAGCTCCACCAGTTAATAAAGAGCCTACGCCAACCCCAGCTAATCCATACTTACCTGCTTTTTTACGTGCTTCTCTCATTTGTTTAGCTCCACCTAGATCTTCAGCAATTTGCTGTCGTCGTGTAGGCGAAGTAATTAAAGAAGTTAAAGTTAAGTCTAAATCTTCTAGTAGCGTTCCTTTTAATTTTCCGCCACCACTTCCATAAGAAAAAGCTTTTTCAATAGTATCTATTTCTTTTGGGTCTAAACTATATTCTTTTGCAATAGCAATGCTTTTATCTTTTTCTTTAAAAGATTTAGGAAACTTTGTACCATCCGCAAAAGTATTTTCTTCAATATTTTTATGTATTTTAGTTGCATTTTTTAGTGCATCCTCAGATATTTCATCTGTTTCAAAAGCATCTTTTAAATATTTTGCAACCTTAACAACCAGCTTACCTTTACTATATTGTTGTCTTTCTGGCGGCATCATTAAAGATTTATCATACATTGTCATCTTTGAATTCCTTTGCGGCTTTTACTTGGGCTGGGAGTGTTAGGAGATTATCCAGAAAATTCACTCTCCCCTGCTTGCGGTACATTTCCTGTTCCGATGTTGCCACCACCAGTCCCTGTAGCTCCAAGGTCTTGCGGTGGTTGAGGTACTCCTTCAGGGCTTCCCATAACTCCGGGTTGTTCGTTAGGGGAGACAGCCTCGCTGCCAGTTGCTTGTCCAACATTATTTTGCATTCCTATTATTTGTGCAGCAATTGCCGCTTCTTCTGGATCATTGAGAATCTCATCAGGATCAAGATCCAACGAGTAAGCCAACTCAGAAATAAGCTTAGACATTTTAACAAATGGGGCAACTGCTGGGTTTTGGGCTGTCTGCAAGAACATCGTTAATCGTTGACTACGTACTTCTTTTTGCATTAAGCTGTTTGTACCCATAGCTTTAATTTCTAGATCACCTTGAGTATCTAGATCACCTTCAAAGAACTGCATGTTCCACTGAAAATATGCTTGGCCTAAAGGACGTAAAAGAAAATCGTCTAGGTTTTTAACAACAGTCTTAATGTTTAATGACGCAGCACCTAACAGCATTGACATACCTGACGCTGTTCTTGTCATGCTTTGAACGCCTGTCATGCCGTGTGAGTAGCTTGGGATGCCTGTTTGTTCATCAGCTAACTGTCGGAACTTGTCGAACATCATCATGTTTTCTTGTGATGTGTTAGGGAACTTTAAGCCATGAATGCTTTGTCCCGGTACACCTGCTTGGCGACGGAAAATCTTGCCGGGATATACTTCCATGCTTTGACCGCCAGCAAGCATAGATTCATCTACTTCGAATACCAAACTTCCAGATAGTGCCAAGTTATCAATAGCCATACGTGCATGACCATTCATAACCTGTTGGCTATCATTCATGTTTTCTGCGACACCAATACCAAAGAAGCTATATGGATTTCGCTCGTAAGGAAAAGCATGATAAGGAATGCGCATAGGTGTAAATGGGTTTACAACTGCACGAAGAACAACACCATTACAAATCCAAGCATTAATTTGAACTTCATCAAGATCATCAACATCTTCTGAAAGCTCCATGCCTACTTCACGGGCATACTCTGCATCCATAATACCCCAATATTCAAGAACCTCATACTGACCACTACCATAATCATTTGAGCGCTGATCATCTTTTAACTCATGCTCATAATCACGCTCAGTGTAGTTAGGGCCAAGCGAAAGAACTTCACGAATAGCGTCTTCGTCAAAGTATGGAAGTTTTGTTAGGCCTCGAACTTGAGACTTGTTTAGCTTATGGCGATGTAAAACATATTCACATTCTTCTAGAGAAGTGGCGCTAGGGTCAGGGAAAAAATCCCAAATAGACACAAACTCAATGCGAGGAACTCTAACAAATAGGGGGTTATATTCACGTTCTCCTGTCTCTTCGCTGTTTTCCCAGCGATGTAAAGTTTTATTAAAATTAAACGGGCCTTTAATAATACCTGTACCAAACAAACACGATTCAAAGATTGCATTTCTTAATTCGCTTGAGCCATTAGACTCGTCAATTTGATCGTGAATTAATTTCTCCATGTTTCGTGCTGCTTCTTTAGCTGGAGAAATTTCTAATACTTGTGGGTCTGGATGTGGACCTTCTTCAAAATCATCAATGTTTTCTTCAATTGCTTCATCTAAAAACTTTGAAGTTCTGTATGTTGCTCCGGGCTTAAGAACTTTTCCATCACCTTCAAAACCTACTTCAAAAGGATTTTCTAGTTCTTCTTGAATTCCAGTAGGCGTAGCTGCGCTTGTTTCAATTCCGGGCGCTGCTTGGTTTGCAAGGTGCATATACTCTGCAACGCCTTCTGGAATTTCTGTTGGGCTTACACCAATAGGAAACTTTCCTGTCCCGAAGATAACATCAATTAACTGGCCGTAGGCCGCAAGCACTTTAGTCTTTGTGATTTTAATAAAGACTCTAGA